GCCATCGCCAGTATGTGTTAAGTTCCATCCATCTAAATTTAAAAGCATTATTACAGCTTGTTCCCACTTGTGTACATTTTTTATCATTTATTGTATAGTCTGTCAATATCGGCTATCCATCGTTTTAGTTCTTTGGGTCTGCAACTGCAAGGCTCATAATAGTGATGATTAAAATACTTTGCGTGTAGCTTACATAATAGCTTGTATTGTGGTTGTGTTAGTTTGCTTGTAACCTCTGCCTTAAATTGTTCCCATTGTTTTCTGTGCTCTAATTCCATAAGTCTAAATCTATATCGTTCCACTCATCTCTGCGTTTGTCGCATCCGCAATCTTCTCCCCATATCTTTTTTACTATCCAACGTATGCCAGTATAGTAAGTAATGTAATATACTAAATCTCCTAATTTCATAGCTGTTCTTTTATATGTTTCTTTGCGTTTGTGTATGTGTTGTAAAGTGAGTAATAACTTATACCAGTTTCTCTACTTAATGCTGCTACGCTTTTACCACTTGCGCATATTTCAAATACTTTTCTATCGTACCAATATAAGTCATCTAATATGACATCTATTTGGTCTTTGCGTTTAGCGTATTCTACTTCGTCTATTCCTAAATCTTCTGCTTGTTTCAGTTCGTCTATTTCTTCTATGTATTCTTTTATTTGCCTTGCTTCCTTTTTGTGGGTGTTTAAGTATATGCCTCTTAAGACTTTCCAACAGTAGTATATATTAACATCGTTATTATGCCATAGGTCTAACCCTTTATCTACATCTCTTATAAGTTGTTCGTACATACTCATAACAATGTCCTCTGCCATACTTTTGTTACAGCCAAAGGCATACACTACCCTTAACCAATCTTGATGTCTTAAATAGGCTATTTCAACAAGGCTTTTTTTCATTCTATTTTAAATTTAAGTCTAATTCAGATAATGTTGTACTATAACTGTCTGCTCTAAATGTCCACTTACTGCTTCCGTTTGGGTCTACATCTCCTTTTTTTCTAAATATTGCAGTCTTGTAAAATCTATCTTTTGCAATAAAACCATAGATATATGCTTTTTTATAATCATCAGCCATACCAACAAAGCAATAGTAATCACACTTTTGTTTAGTATTAAAATCAAAAAGACTTGCTGTCCATTTCATTGTTGGTGTTAGCCTTGCGTTAAATCTTTTAGTTTTTACGTCTATCTTTTTATTGTTAATTACTAAATCGTAGTCATAAGTATTTTCTTGTTTACCATTATAATACTGTCTTACTAACACCTCTCCTAAAGCACCACATTTATTGCCTTGTCCTTTTGTATAGCTGTTGTTTAATATACCAAAGTCATATAGCTTTTTAGCCTCTGCAATGCTTTCTTTTGTTATTTGTAACTCTATCATAAGTATAATTTATAATCCACAATATCCGCTGTCACATTCGTTAAAGTCATCGTCAAATAATTCTGTTTGTGTTTGCCATTTTATAATGTCTTTATACATAACATCGCTACGCCACTTGCTTTTTGGTGTTTCTTGGTCAGCAAACCAATTCATTTTTTTTGGATGTTTATTAGACATTTTTTTTAAAAGCAAAGGACTACGCCACCAACAACCCACGCAATTATTCATATAAGCAAACCTTACTGGCTTATCTTTCCAATAATTCTCTATATTGTCTTTATATATATTATCTTTAATTAAAGGAAACTCTGGCTTACAGTATTTATATTCTGCCCAAGAATTTCTACCATCTTTTAATTTACTGAATGTAGCTTTAACTTTAGTAAATCCTTCTTCATCTGTTTTATTCATCATATTAACTGCTCGCCTTGTTTCATTTGCTCGGTATCCAAAACGCATTATAACTGGGTTTTTAATTTCTTTATATACCCAATGCAATATTGGTACTGTTTTTAATTCTGTTGTGCAATACCTCGCTACCTTATTGGGTAAATATTTCTTTCCATTTCTATCAATAATTTTATCAAAAGTTTTACCAGTAACCCAATCAATCTTTTGACCTATATGTTGCTCTAAATCCAACATAGTGTATATTATAGTGTCATCTTCTAATGTGCCTATAAACTCTGTTCCTAACCTATCACTAACTTGTTGTCTTATCTTATTATCTGGAAACATACATCTTTTATCGTCTGTTCTAACTAAAGAAAACACATTATAATCAGCTGGGTAATTAGCCGCTATGTAGCTTGATGTTTTACCACCACTTAAACTGTTTACTGTTTTCATAGTAGTTTCTTTTTAGTTGTTACAAAATACTCTAATGGGTCGTATATCTCGCCCACTACAAATGGTAGCCCAAACTCGTTAATACTAAAGCTAAAGGTTTCAAAGGCATAACCCCTTGAACGCTTACAACTAACTGTTACCCATTCCTTGTTTACTGTGTTTGCTTCTAATTGTATTTGTGTTTCTGTCTTTTTCTCTAAAAAACTACCCAAGTGACCAGTTGGCTTGTCGCTTCCGTAATTGCTATGTATTACAGTTATTATATGGCAGTTGTATTTAGCTGACCACTCCATTATTTTCTGCACACACAAATTACTTTCTTCAAGGTTGTTTACATCGCTTACTAAATCAGCCACACCATCAATAACAACTAATCCGTTTTTGTCTTTGTTTTCTTTTAGGATAAATTCTATAAATTGTATTCTTTGTTTGTAGCTTATTGTTCTTAAGGCAAAGGTTTGATAACAACCTACATCCCTAACATTAGCCATATCTATAACTCTTTTAAATACTCTCTGGCTATGCCAATGCCCTTGCTCTGTATCAAAGTGTATAAGGCATCTACCCTCTCGGTGTCCTTTTAACTTACCGCCAAAGTTATTACCACCGCTTAAATATACCGATGCAAGTAACGATGCAAAAAATGTTTTCTTTGTCTTTGGTGGTGCTTGTACAAAGCTGAAGTTCCCATAAGTTCCTATTGGTATTGGTATTGTAATATCGCCACCTTTTGTCTGTATTGTCTTTTCTCCTAAACTCAAAGCGGTTGGTGGATACTCTAATACTTCGGTAGTGTCTATTGTACACTCCTCTTTTATTAGTTCCATCAACATTTGTTGTGTAGTTTGTTCTTCTGTCATTTCTTTTGTTAGTTATTGTTTTGCTTAAAGGTATAAAAAAAGGGGGTAAAAACCCCCCTTGATTATGAAAAAAATTAAAATGGCAGTCCGTCTGCCTCTGCTGGGTGTTCTTGTACAGCTTCTTGTACTTCCTTTTCAGCGTTCACAATAGTACCGTTGTTCCATACAACTTTACCATTACCGAGATAAGTCTTTTGCTTCTTGGCTTCTCTTTCCTCTTGTGTCTGACTAACATAGATACCAGTATTATTACCGTATCGTGTTTCGTCATTTACTGACATTGTAAGGTTTACATATACCGCACCGTCTTTACCAGCGATAAACTTTTCTTTTGGCAACTTTGCCACATTTAAACTAAAATTAATTAATGCACTCATATTTATTTATTTATAGGGTTTTATATTCTGTTTTTTGTTTTTTAAAACTTTCACTTTCATCTTCGCCAAATACACCGAGTTCATAAAAGCCAGTTAGTTTTAATACTGCTCTACTCATTGCTCGTTTCTCTGCCATCTCGGCAACGTACCAGCTGTTAGTATTTGAAGTTTTGTAACTGTCGCCTTTTAGCGCACTACCAAAGGTTTCTATGCGCTTACCATCTTTTTCTGCAAGTGCTTTAAATACTGCAAAATTAGGCTCGCATCTTATTACTTCATAATTAACAGTCATTTGCTCTAGTGCCATAATTCTATCTATGCCTTGTCTAGTGATGATTGTGTAATGCTGATGCTTAAAAAAGTCATCTTTAGTTAGGTTATACTTTTTGTACAACTCTGTTAGTTTTTCCTTGTTCATTGTTCTTTGTTTAAAATTTCTACTTCTATTATCGCTTCAAGGTATTCTACTCTACCTTCTAAAGCCTCTATCCTTGCATTTAGATAGTCTATTGTCGTTGGGGTTGCTGCTCTTTTCACGTCCTCGTAATGTGTCATTATTCTGTAAAGTAATCAAAAGGGTTGTTTAAATAGCCACAGAAAATACGCAAGTCCATAACGCTGCCATACTTTAAATCGCTTACAAAAACTTTTTCTTCAAGTTCTTCATAAAGCTGTGCAACTAAATCTGGGTACTCTAAATTAGCTACGCTTAATTTGTCTTTGTACAATGGGTGTAATCTTTCTAATAGTGTCATATTGTTATTGTTTAAAATTAATGATACACAAATTTAACAAAATATATTTAATATAAACAAATTATAAACTACTTTTTTTTATAAATAACAAAAAAACCACCTTGTGATAGGTGGCTTAATTGACTGCTAAACAGTTGAAAACAATAACAAGACATTGGTTAGTCTATTCAAAGATACACATTATTAGCGTTATATAAATAAGGTTTATTGCAAAGTTATTAACTAAAAATTTTGTTTGTCTTTTAGTTCTTGTAGTTTAGTCTTGTATTGGTCAAATATTTCTTGCCATTCTGGGTCTGTAAGTTTTAGTACCCCTCTTGACTTTTGTAGTAGTTCTTGTGATAGTTCTTGTCCCAAAGCTATACTATACTCATACTGTCTACCATATTCAAATCTATTACACTTTCTGCATTGAGCGTGTACGTTGCTTTCATCGTACCTTGTGATTAAGTGTTGTCTACCAATAAAGTGTCCAGCATCTGTTTCTGTAAAGTGTACCTTTTTACCGCAGCTTATACAATTACAATAACCAGTATTGTTATCCGCATCTCTACGTCTTATAAACTCGTGAAAAGGTTTATCAATCTTATTCTTCCAATACTTTAATGTCTTTTTTTTTGCCATTTGAATACACTACAGATATCTTATATTTATTATTAATGTTTTTTATCTATTTATTTAGAAATATATTTATATCTATATATTTAGAAAACAGTTTTTTATAATAAATGGTACAAAGTTATATATTTATTTTTAGAAAAAAAAATTATTTTTTCCAATGCTTTGTAATCTTCTCTGCTGAACGCATACCGAAATACCCACCATAGACTAACAATAAAAGTGAAGAAAGTAAGTCTATCCAGTTAGGGTCTATTTTAAAGCCTTCTAACGAGCTATCTAATATTATATATATAAATAGTGTAGCGGTTAAAAAAGCAAGCGTTAATGGTCTTATATTGCGTGT